CAGGATCATGCCGTTGATGTAGTGCTTATCGAATTTGTTGTCGGCGTCACGGCTCTTCATCAGCATCGCGCCAACGGGCTTCGAGTGCATGTGCAGACGGTCAACGCGTCGGATCGAGAAGTCGCGCGCGGCCGAGCTGGTGGGGCAAAACACCATCGTGTCGAGAGGGTCGACCTTCACCGAGTAGGCGATGCCGTTCACGATGAGGGAGTCGGTTTTGCCACACTGCGCCGGGCCGACAAACGCCATGCGGTTGTACTCGCGGCTGGCGAAAGTATTCATCGGCTCGACCATGTACGGAGCAGTGGAGTTGAGCCACTTCCCGACGTACGCACCCGGCTGGTTAACGATGCGGTATTTCTCCGCTGCCTGCGCCACTGTCAGACGCTCGGGCGGGCGCAGCTGCTCGGCGAGGTCAACGACAATGGCATCGAGGCTCTTATATATCGTCGTCATCTTCCTGCTCCTTTACCGCCCCATCTTTAAACCGGTCGACCAGGCGAGCGGCGCAGTCATTCAGCGCACCATCCATGATCTCGCGCAGCTTTTCGCGTTGCTCCGTGGTGAAGACCATTTCACGCTCGACGGTGTCACCTGCCAGCAGGATAGACATGCGCAGCAGCTTGAATGCCTCGCCCATCACCTCAATGACTTTATCCGTTTCCCACAGGTTGCCAGCGGCTTTGTCATACTCCTGCTTAGCGCGCATACCCGACCAAAACTCTTTGGTCAGGTGCTTCGGCAGGTCGTTCGGGTGCATACGCTTGAGGTAGGTCTCAACGTCGTAGATCGGCTTGACGAGGTGTGGCGCAACTTCGTGGATGTAATAAATGGGATAGCCCCCGCGGTCTCCGCAAGGGGCTACATCCATTATTTTTGGCGTGACATCGCGCCTCTCCATCCGGAAGAGTTTTGCTATCTGGGTGATATTCGCACCCTGGAAGAGCATCGCTTCCGTCTCGCTGTCATTCTGGTTAGAGCGGCGCTGGCGCGCCATCGTCGGGCTATCTTTTCTCGTTGCCATGATTACCACTCATCTGCTGCTTGCGCCATCTCCCGTCGCAGTGCGGCTGCACGTCGGCGACGAATGCGTAATAACTCCTGTAAAAGCCATTCCTGGCCGTCCTGTTTGGCCTGGACTGCTTCGACGACACCCATATCGACCGTCCGCATCGGGACAATCTCGCCGGACTTTTTGTCTTTCTTCACGCCCTCGGCAACCAGGTGGATCACCTTCACGACATGGGTCTGCCCCTGCCGCGCCAGCCTGCCGATAAACTGCAGGTAAAGCTCAAGCGAATACGGAATGTCGTAAAAAACTATGATGTGCCCGCCCTTCTGCAGATTGAGGCCGTGGCCAGCAGACTGCGGGTGGGCGAGAAGCATGGGGATCTTCCCCTGATTCCACTTTGTAACACATTCGCCCTCTTTGTCCATCTGCACCGCTTTCGGGAAACGTTTCTTGATGCGGTCGAGGGACGACTGGAAGTGGTAGCCGATCAGCAAATTATGGCCTGCGCACTCTTCGATAATCTCTTCCAGCATGTCAAGCTTGGCGGTGTGCAGCTCGTACACGTCACGCTTCTTAATCGGTTTTCCCGTCTTCGGGTTGATGCCTTCCAGATACGTGTTGTATAGCACTCCCGAAGCCATCTGCAGCAGTTTCGATGACAGGCTGGCCGCTGTTTCCGCTTCGACCATGACAGGCTCTTCATCATCGCCATATACCTCGACGACGAACTCTTCTGCCATCTCTTCGTACAGCTTCGACTGCTTGGCGTCCAGCAGCACGCGACGGTTAACGTAAACCGGCTTGGCGACGTCGAGGTAATCCTCGGCGCGCATCACCAGGCAGATGTCGGCGATCTTCTGCAGGATCTGCTCTTCTGCCCCGGGCCGCAATTTATACTTATACGACCACTTGTTGTAGGTGAAATACTCTTCCTGAAACACAGTGATCGATTTACCGAAGCGTTTGCCCTGATCAAGCAGGAAGACCTGCGCGAAAAGGTGCATATAAGTCTCGGCCGCCGGTGTCGCCGTCAGCTCGACCAGACGCTTGATGAAAGGTCTGACACGACAAAGCGCCTTGAATCGGCGCGTTTTGTGGTCTTTAAAGGAGCTGCTCTCGTCGATAATCACCATGTCGTAGGGCCAGTTTTTCTTCCACAGCTCCGTCAGCCACTCGACGTTGTCCCTGCTGACAATGTGTATCGAGGCGTCGCTGCGCGTGGCGCGAGTACGTTGCTCCGGCGTGCCGTCGATCACCGAAAACTCAAACATACAGGTGTGCGTCCAGTTGAGTATTTCATCTGGCCATGTCTTTCTGGCCACGCGGCGGGGCGCGATAATGAGCACCTTTTTGACCTCAAAATTCATCAGGAGGTCAACCGCCACCGTCAGGCTGACTATCGTTTTGCCCAGACCCATGTCGATAAACAGCGCACAGAAAGGGTTGGCCATGATGAAATCGTAAGCCGTTTTCTGGTACGTGTGCAGCTGAAAACGTTTATAGAAAGCCAGCGAAAATTTCTTAGCCTTGTACTCAGCATAAGAAATCAAGCCACTCTTTAGCTTCTTCAAAGCTGTCGAACCAGCGGACAATAGCCCCATGTTTTTTCATCTCCTTCATGCGTAAATACTGCTGCTGCGTCGGCTCTTCGCCGGGGCGTTTAACCTCGATAAAAACGACAATGCCGCGCTTGATAAAAATTCTGTCAGGCACGGCTTTCTTTCCGGGAGAAACGAATTTGGCCACCCACCATCCGGTAGCAATTGCGTACTCCCTGATCTCTTTCTCAACCTTTGACTCACGTTTAACCGGCGCGGCCATCGTCAATCCTTACGGTAGAAATAACCTTCCCAGCCAGCTGCGCCGAGAGGCAGGCCCGGTGCCCATGCAATCGGTGCCGCCATGTGCGCTTTCAGGCGGTCGAGGTTGCGCTCTTCGTCGTCGATATCCACTTCCGTGATGATCTCATCGTGAACATGGAACGGGATCTTGAAGCCGTCAGCGTGAGCTTTTTTCAGACCTTCCAGCAGCACGTCGCGCGCGATCGCCTGTACGATGTTCTCGACCAGCTTCCCGCCGTGGGTGTAGTTGACGCCCCATTTTTTGCCGGTCAGGTTGCCGTAGTAGCAGATCTGCTCGCTCTCAAACGTCTTTACTTCACCTGTACGTTTATCCACGTACTCGACGTTTTTCTTGACCAGATACGGTTTCATGTAATACAGACGGCGGCCTGACGGCAGCACGATTACCATGAAAGGCTTGCGGTACTCAAAAGTCACCTTGCCACACTTCTCTGTGATGACCTGACCTTTGCCCGCCAGCTTGCCTTTGCGGATAACGTGACGAGCGGCTTTCTCCAGGTCTTTCCAGTAACCGACTATCTCCGGACACAGATCGCGGAAGGCTTTCACTGACGCCTGGGCTTCTTTCTGGGTCATGAATACGCCCATGCTCTCGCCGTACGCCCACAGACCGGTTTTCTTGCGCGTTTGTTTGTTGTAGGTACCGCCGCCGAGACCGTAGCCTGCGCCCAGGGTTGCGGGTTTCGCTTTCGAGCGGTGTGGCTTGGTCTCGTCGTAGGGCAGGTGCAGCCACTCAGCCGCAAATGACCGGTACAGGTCGCGCCCGGCACCCAGCGTGTCCATAAACCATTTACAGTCTGTCAGCCAGCCGATAACCACCGATTCGATGGATGCCAGGTCGCACACCACAAAACGCTTACCCGGCTCCGGGATGATCGCCGCGCGAATCATGCCCGCCAGCGCGTCCATTGGCTGACCGACATACAGCTCAAGCGCGTCAACGTCGCGGCGCATAATCAGGTCTTTCACGATAATCTGGTCGACTTCTTCTTCCAGCATTTTCGGCGTGCGGGTGAAGTTGTGCGCCTGCAGCTTTCGCCCCGCCCAGCGGCCGGTACGTCCCGCGCCGTGCATCTGCAGCGTGTAGTAAAATTTCCCCTCAACGTTGCTGTCGAGCATGGTCGTGTATTTGCCGAGGGAGGATTTATTGGTATAGAGGCGCAACTGCAGCACGCGCTGGACGTCTTCATCGAGGCCAATTTCTTCGGCTTCACGAATAGCCTGCTCAACGGTCTCTGAGCGCATGTCACCGAAGTGGTAGCCGCGTTCCTGTAGCCACGGCAGTATTTGCTGCTGGGAGTTAGGGTTTGCGAGTTTGGTGATGTCCTGCATCTCTTCGATGAGGCGGGGTTTATACTTCTCCGCGCAGTCCAGTGCTGCCTGGGCAAATTTCAGGTCAATCGTCAGGCCAGTGTCGTTGATGTACTGATCGAGGTAATACGCCTCCCACTCGCTTTCCAGAATGGGGTATTTCAGCAACCGGCGCGCAATCGCGCTTTCCGCGCGCACGTCCTGACGGTTATATTTGCCGAACTCTTCAAACTCGTCAGGGTGGGTAACGTAGTCACGCCACTCGTACGGCTCTTTCTTCGACGGTATTCTGGGCTTAGAGAACATGCTGACCAGCTTGTCGCCGGTAGGGCTTTTCAGCTTTTCCCCTTCGAAGCCCAGTGCTCTGCCTACCTGGTCAAGCGTGCCGGAGAAACCCATCATGTACGCCAGCACCATCGTGCAGCGCCAGCTGCGCGGGTCGACCTTGATGCCGAGAATATCTTCGGTGATGCGGCGCTCAAACTGCGCGTTGAAAGCCCACTTGAGTACCTTCGGGTCACGCAGGCGATCGATGAAATCCTTTGGTGGCCGGCGTGACATGGAAATGTCCCAGAAGTCGACCTGCCCGGAGTCGTTATTCTCCCACGCACCCATCAGCACCTGCGTTGAGGGGTCATGAATATACTTTGCCAGGCCAGCTGTGACCAGGTTAGTGCGGCTACGGGTCTCGTAGTCCAGCCTCATAAATTCTGTGTCGATTGATAACATTTGGTGCCCCAGATAAAAAAGCCCGCCCGAGGGCAGGCTGAGTAAGTCACTCAAATAAGCAGTTAGATATCGTTGTCGTCGTCGAAGTCTTCGCCGTCTTCTTCGATATCGTCCCATGCTTCGTCATCATCGATACGGCCTTCGCCGAACGGTGTACCGTCTTCCATGAATCTCACTGCACGCAAGTTAGCGTTGATACGTTTCCCGTATTTGTTGTCCTGCAGCCACGGGTTGATCAGGATGGACACAATGCAACCGCCATAAAACATCTGCTTGATGTCATCCATATCGATTTTCGGGTCGAGCTTTTTACCAGCTGCATCACGAAGGGTGGGTCGGGTCTTCTCGCGCGCCGTAACGACGTAGCGATTAGCACATTCTTCCTTCTCTTCGAAATACTTATCGCCGTCTTTGATAAACAGCTTGTCGGAGGCAACCTTGATTTTCTTGTCCGCCATCATGCGACGGCACGCGTCACGCATCAGATCGATAACGCCTGCATGATCTTCTTTGTCCAGCAACGCGGTGATAGAAAACTTAGCTTCGCCGCCATCTTCACCCGCCTTTGGCTCCGCCAGGTGAGGATAACTTGCGATGACCATGTCGAGACGAAACATCCCGTTGGTGTACTCAACGCCGCCTTTAACGCGGTTTTTGACGACTAACTTCTTGCCGGCTTCTGCCATGATTCTTTCCTCTGATTTACCGATTTACGATGCTTACCGATTTACGATTCTTACTCAGATGAGGCGTGCCCCATCGTCTAGTCGTCCCAGATCCCCTCGTCGATATCCCCAAGCGGGCGACGCGGGTCACTTTCCCTGACGAGGGTAGGCTTGCCTGGCGGTTTAAAGTCGTAGCCCTGCAGCGCAATGGCTATTGTTTTCCGGTCAAGTTTTGCCTTCTTCCGTAGTGCTTCCTCAATCTGCGCAGGGCTGAGCATTTTGGTCTCCCAGATGTCCCCCTTGTTCAGACCCAGAAACATCAGATGCTCTTCGGTCTTGGCCACGCTGCGCCAGTCGCGGTTAGAGCGTCCCTCCACCAGCTTCATGCCGGGGATATCATGCCCTGCAGTAGCTCTGTTTTCCACTGTGGCCTGTATTTCTTTAAACCAGTCTTCGATGGGCTTGCGGAACTCCAGGATCCTGACGAGGTCAGCATCACTGAGGCGGGAGCTGGCTGCGGTGTGCAGTTTAAACTCTTCACGCAAACGCTCTTTAGCCATCGACATATCTTCGTCTCCCTGCTCTTGCTGCAGCAGATCAAACTCCGCATAAGCCAGGTTGTCCAGCGCGACAAGGTTTGCCGTGCAGGTTGCTTTGACTTTGCACCACTGGCACCCTTTGGCGCTGACACGACGCGGGGCGTTTAGCGACCATGCTGCTGCAGCGCGCGGGCGTACATACTCAGCAAAATCCAGCAGCTCCTGACGGGTGATCGTCCACTCAGCCATGTTGTCCATGCGCATCTGGGCAATTCGGATCGTTATGGTCTGGAAGTCATAGAGCCAGTCCCACTCGTAGAAAAAGCCCAGCGCATACAGAAGCGCCTGTGGGTTACCCTTGACCTCGACGTATATCCCTTTCCCGTATTTCAGGTCAGTGATAATCATCACGCCGGGGCGGCACACTACATGGTCGGCGGTGCCTCCCTGCGGCACAAACGGGATGGGTTCTGCATCCGGGTCGGCATCCAGCTCATCCTGATTCGCATATGGCATCAGCTGAGTGAAATAGACCCGGTGCTCGACGAAGTGGTCTCCCTCTTCCCATTCGCACCACCGGACGTACTCTTCGACGTGATCAAGCATGACGTCGTCGATAACAACCGCGTACTCCGGTTTCCCTTCACCTTCTGAAATGATGACGGTCTCGCCAACACGGTGAGACGGGCGCACGCCGTTTTTGAGCCACTGCTCAGCCAGGCCGTGTGCCACAGTACCCTCGGCGGCTTCAAAGCTGCCGTCATCTTCTTCCAGCAGGTTCGCAATGAGGCTTCCACTACACCAAAGCCACATTGCCGAACCGGATGGCGCAAAAATAGAATGCCCGCCGTAACCGTATTCATCCATGAGTCGGGTGAGAAAGGAACGTGCGGGCATTAGTTATCTCCGGTAAAGAAAGCCCGCCGTCAGGCGGGCATGTACAGCTTAGATGTCGTCTTCGCCGGCTTCTTCTTCACCACCCTGAGCGTCGAGCAGTGCTTTGCCTTCGTCAAACAGGACATCGAATTTATCTTCGGTGATGTCCGCGACTTTCTTAAAGCCGTGGTCAGCCAGGAGTTTTTTAGCGGCGTCGACGCCGATCGTGTCTTTGACCGCGACAACCACTTCGGTTGTTTCAGCTTTGGTGTGTTTCGGGCCAGTCGGTTTGGTGCTGGTGTTTTTCGGCTTGGTGCTGGTGTTTTTAGCCGGTTTGGAATCGGCAGCAGCAGGTGTAGCGCCGTTGGCGGCCAGCAGGGCTTCGGTATTACGGTTCAGGGCTTCGATGAGCAGCTCAAGAGTACCAGACATTGTAAATCTCCATTCGTTTTGTTCGGTTAAAAGGTTCGTCGTGATGACGAGCTAAATGTAATGCGGGGGTGATCCCCTGTCAAACGTTTTTTCGAAAATTTTTATCTGGGTACCCTACTTTCTGTATCTTCCGGAAATACCTTCTTTATCGCACAGAGATAAAATCGACGTTGACGCGGGGTGATCGCCGGGACTACTATCATGCAATCCTACGCGCATGTGCGTGGGGGTTTTATTTGTGAGGAAACACACTATGCGCTTTCCAGAGTGGGCACGCAACGACACCAGGTTACGTCTCCGGTTCCTTTGTTCGGTGATGGCCCTGCATGTCTCTGCTGATGGATCTGTTTATCAGCTGGCCCGTCTCGCCAAAGTCAAATACCCCACGGCGCTCAAAGCTATCCAGTCAGGACGAATGACCACCTCCCTCGCGGCAAAAATGCTCGCGGTGGCGGAAGGGTCAGGCGTTAAAGCTGCCTGGCTTGTGGCGCCGGAGCTGCTGCAGCTCAATGATGACGGCGAGGTGATTGAATGAAAAAATTTTTGCAGTTGCACGGACAAACGCTGCTGGATAATGGCTTCTCCTTCATCCCCATTTCCCCGCTCGACGCAAAGATCCGTAATAAAAAGACGGGCGAGTTAGAGCCTTTCGTTAACGCCGGCAAAGCACCACTCATGAAAATGTGGGCGTCCATTCCTGTTAATCAGGAAAACCTCGATGAGTGGAAGCGTAAATATTTCCGCTACGGCATCGGCATCCGCACCTGGGATAACCCGGCCGTCGACGTCGACTGCCTGGACGAAGATGCGTCGCGCCATATGCGGTTTTTCGTCGAGAGCACCATCGGGTTTGCTCCAGCGCGTGTTGGTCGTGCACCGAAGACGCTGCTGCTGTACCGCGCGGATGAGCCGTTCACGAAAGTGAAATCGCACACCTGGATTGACGACTGGGGGCAGAAAAACGCCGTTGAGATCCTGGGCGCTGGCCAGCAGTTTGTTGCATACGGTATTCACCCGGGTACCAAAAAACCGTACGAGTGGCTTGGACAGGAAAGCCCGTTGAACTGCCACGCAGCAATGGACTTGGAAAACCTGACGCTGGTCGACGCCCGCCGCATTGTCGACGAGTTTGACCGCTATGCGCTGGAGCAGGGCTGGCAGAAAACTCAGCCTGGCGATACCGAATACGAGCCTGCCCAACGCGGCAAGCTGGTGTCCGGCCGTCCAGAGGCCGACTGGCTGGAAGATGAAATCGTTGACAGTGATGACTGGGTTGAAGCCGACGATGCGAAAGACAAGTGGGACGGCACATACGAAGAATTTGAGAGCCTGATTGAAGACCTGCCGCCGGCAGAGGAATACTCAACCTGGTTCCCGGTGATCGCCGCGATTAAAGACGCAGAGCGCGAGCCGGATGAGTTTCGTGATATCGCGCGGGACTGGTCGGCCAAAGCCGCCAACTTCGACGAAGCGGGTTTTGACGATAAGTGGGAAAACGGTAATTTCCGCCGTACCGGTGGGTCAACGTTCACCCTGCACAGCATCGTCAAGCGCGTGGAAGATGCGCGCATGGAAAAGGACATCTTACTGCGAATCATCCCGTTATTCGAAAGTGCTGACAACATTTACGAATGGGATCGCGCAGCTGAGCGTTTACGCGAAACACCGGTGTGGGGCACCATTCGCGATCACGCAGTCGACGTCGCGTGCGACCACTACAAACGTGTGACCGGGAAGAAAATACCGGCCAACACCAAGAAACAGGCTCTCGCCGTTGATCACTCTCAGTTTGACGCGCCCGCGTGGATTGAGCCGTGGGTTTACGCCGAGAAAGACAACCTGTTTATCAACAAAGATACGAAAGTGGCCCTGGTACCGCACGCGTTCAATAACTCGCTGGCTCAGTTTACCACCCACATGGGCTGCACACCCGAGCAGTTTGCCACGGCGCTGCGCCCGGTACCAATCATTCATGGCCTGATGTATTACCCGGATATGCACGGCGAAATGCCGGGCTCTTCCTGGTCTGACGGCCGAGGCATCCACGGGCCAGACTTCTTCCAGTGGCAGGGTAAGACCTGGCTCAATATCTTCGACCCGGCAACACTGCCCGCAATGCCTGAGAAGATCAGTAAGAAAGGGATGAAAGCTGTTGATATTATGCTCGACTTCTTCCGCACGCAGTTTATCGACCCGGACGAATACCGGCACGCGATGGACTGGCTGGCGTGGGTGATCAATAACCCCAACAAACGCATCACCTACTCACTGGTGATACTGGGCGGCCAGGGTTCGGGCAAGACCATCATCAAGAAATTCATGTCGTACATGCTGGGGCGCGAGAACGTCGGCACCGTTAACAACCAGGTGATCCACCGTCCGTTTACCGGATGGCAGGCGCACTCAATGTTGAAGGTTATCGAGGAAATCAGCGTTGCCGGCCACCGCTATGACGTCATCAACGCCCTCAAGGAGCCAATCTCTAACGAGACGCTGTTTATTGAGCGTAAAGGTAAAGACGGTCAGGACGAAGTGAACACCGCCAGCTGGATGATGTACACCAACGACATCGCCGCGCTGCCGATTAACACGGGCGACCGCCGGTTCCTCGTTACCCGTTCACGCTTCCGGTCAAAAGAGGATGTCGTGACGTTCCTGCGCGAGCGGCCGAACTTCTTCAAAGACTTCGAGAAGGTATTCAAGAAGTACGCTGGCGAGCTGCGTTTGTGGTTCAAAGACTGGGAGTACAGCCCTGAGTTTGACTACTCATCCGGCCAGGCACCGCTGACCGAAGCCACCAGCGAAATGATCGATACCGCGCAGGATGACTTCACCAACTATGTCGAAGATGCCATCGCATCAGGCGAGGTTCCGGGCGTCAGCGAAGAGCTTATCCACACTGGCCACCTGCTCGCCAGGGTGCCCCGTGATATTCGCCCTTCTGATAGCCGTATCGCGTCACGACTTGCTGCAATGGGTTACTCGAAAGGTTCGTCACGGCGTGTACAATTGAAGGTAAATGGAGTGCGTGGGTCGGTGTGGATGAAAGACCCTAAAAAGTGGGCCACTGGCAAAGACACGTTCGACTATGACGCGATGCGTACTCACCTCGAAAACCAGGTTAGTGCGTGCATTGCGAAAGAAGACGCCGACGTGTGGGAATGAAAAATGTGCACCGCGGATCCTCGCGTCACACCTAATGAGGGGCTTCGGCCCCTTTTTCATTTTTGCGTTTTTGACCGACACACCTTTTCAGGAAAGTAGGTGTGTCAGATAAGACGTTGATACGACTGGAGAAATAGCACTTTCTGCCCTGACACACTAACACTCTAAACTCATATATATACATATACGATCCGTAACACGATCTACACATACGAGATGCAACACGTAATTCTATATACATATATACATATTAAGTGTGTCAGTGTGTTAGTGTGTTAAGGAGGTAGTAAGTCCTTGCAGTATAAGGATTTTTACCTGACACACTTCGTACCGATTAACTGCACCGCCGCTTAACGTGTGTGTCGCTGAGAACACCGTGGCATGTAAGTCGTTGATAAATAAAAACTTGTAATGCGGGGTTGGCGGCCAGACCAGCCCTGATTTTTCCCATTAGCTATGCTAGGCGAAACGGTATATCCGTAAGTCCTTGATTTGCTTAGAGGGGCTATAGGGGATCCGGCACATTTTGCTAGATCGCGGCTCTGCGCACC